GGCTTATTTTTGGTTTTCCGGCGGCGCGGTTGCCATCGGGTGCAAAGCATGTTTTTATCTTACCAGGCTCGTGCTCGCTGTCAAGGATTTTCTTTTTGATCCAAGCCTCCGTCGCTGGCGCACGCAAAAAAAAGCTTGACAAGGCTTTTTTCAAGGCCACCAGCGTCGAGGATTATTTCTTCGTCCGACGACGCTGGTGGCGTTTTTTGGCTTTCCCGGCTAGTTATTGTCAACTACATTGGAGCTTGCGCTAGGTTAGCCTCTCCGTCGACGCTCCGACGGTAGAGCGCGCTTGCCAGCCTGCTCGCTCCGTCGAGCCAGCGTCGAGCCAGCCTGCCAGCTCCGGCGACGCCTGTGTGTTATACTACTCACACCTGCTAACACTTACTCACAGCGTCGAGCCAGCGTCGGGGATATACGTACAGCGTCGGAGACTACTAGTATATATATATATATATACAGACTTCCCCCCAAGGGGCGGCCCATAGATGTGGATAGAACCATAGATATGCTGAGATTAAAAAAATATTATAGATTTAATTTTTGTTGACTACTCTTAATATTCATGCTAATACTATGTATTAAGGATAGTTATTGTTAACTACAGGGAGATTGTATGCACACAGGTCCTAAGGCGATAGACGCGCAGGAAATCCGTAAAGGAGTGCTCGAGACGGAGATTGTGGAACATACTCTTAGTCGGGGGGAAGTTAATGAGGAGAATTGGAAGCCTGTATACACTAAGATTCTCTTGATGTACTCTCGTAACATTGACGTTAAGCGTATTGCTAAGGACACTAAATTATCTACTCGCCGTGTAGCATACTTACGGGCATCACCATATTTCAAAGCACGCTTAGCCGCTATCCATAATCAAACTATTACCCGCTCTGTAGATAAATCTGTCGAATGCATCACTGAAGCTAAGGAAATACTATCTAGTAAAGCTATCACAGCAGCACGTAAACTCGTACAAATGATGAATAAACGCACACTATTACCAACAGAGCGTCTGAGATTCGATATTGTACGGGATGTGCTTGATCGTGTAGGACTTAAAGCAGTAGATATTATAGAAACCCGGGAGAAGAAGTACACTCCTGAAGAGATCATGGAGATGCACACAACTATGGTCGAAATTGAGGCTATAACACAGCGACTTAATAACAATAACAGCCGTTTCCTTATGCAACCTACGGCTGGGAGCCCCTCAACGGATGAAAGCTCAGCAGAGATACCTGATTTATCAGAGACAGAAGCTGTACCAGAAGACCGGACACTTCCTTCAACCCACGCAGACTCCTAATTTTTGGTGTCTGAATAGTGAAACTCTCTAGACAAGCCGAACTTGACCGTCGTCTCAGCAGCCAATCTTTATACTATCTGTGTAAAGAGATACTAGGCTATAAAGATATGGTCCCTCACGTTCACGGTGACTTATGTCACTTCCACACCGCCCCTATTTTCGGACGTTTCCGTCAAGCAACCGTCCCTAGGTCATGGTTCAAGACCTGGGTATGCACAATTGGTAAAGCTATCTGGCTCTCTTTGCCTGATGGAGAGGGGCTGTATGCTGACTCCTACCCGCACAAAGGCCCAGATATACGTATCCTTATCGCATCTAATGTTATCGACAACGCAGCTAAGATGGTTAACAAGATTAAACGTGAGTGGGAGACTAATCCTCGCCTACGCTCCGCCTTCCCTGAACTAGTCCCTGACTTTAACAAGACCCGCTGGTCTGATCACTGCGCTGAACTTAAGCGTCCGCACAATTACACAGAGGGAACCTATACAGCTGTCGGTGTAGGAGGCTCAGTAATCTCACAGCATTTCGACCACATATCTGAAGATGACCTTGTATACGCTAAGAAGGATGACTTTACAGGCCAAGAGCTTATGCCTTCTCAGGAAGATATTGAGAATGCTATAGGCTGGCATAAACTAACCTTTTCTTTATTAGCCAACCCTCAAAAAGGGACAATGGATAATACAGGCACCCGCTGGGCTCCTCACGACCTGATAGATTACATTAGGCGTAATGAACATCACTACAAATGCTTTGAAATCACCTCAACTCCTAAAGGAATGTGGCCGATACCTGATGATTCCTTTGCTATATGGCCTGAGCGCTATAATAAAGAGACTCTTGAGCAGATCCGCTCTTCGCAGGGCCCTAAAATCTTTGAAACCCAGTATTTAAACCGTCCAAGAGCAGGTGAAGAGATTGTATTTGACGTAGCTTACCTTAATATACACGATCACATTGACGAATACCCGGAAAACCTAACTCTACGCACATATGTTGACTTAGCTTCTTGGGGAGACTCTAAACGCATCGCTAGAAACGTCATCTTAACCGGGGCTAAAGATTCTAAGAACCATCTCTGGGTTTATAGAGTAGATTCCGGTAGATTTACCCCTTCTGACGTCATCGAATACATAAAAAGTCATAACAAACAATTTAATTCTAAAGTATTCGTAGAAGAAATTCAGTACCAACGTGCTCTACGCCATTTCGCCAAGCTGGATATGGAGAAAACAGGGCATGTGTATAATATCGAGCAGATTCCGTACGACGGACGCAAGAATGCTAAAGACCTGAGAATACAAGGCTTAGAACCCTTAGTAAAGAATGGTATGATACACATTCTCGCATCTATGGAATCCTTGAAGCAGGAAATGGAAGATTATCCATACGGAGCAACCAGGGACATCCTCGACTGTATGGGATTCCTACTCCGCTACGCTAAAGCAGAATCTGAACAGACTAAAGAAGAAGAGCGTGGTTTCTGGGCATTCGATAATATACTCGACGAGCTGGCTAACAGGGCTTCCACTAATCAGTATCCATACAGTTCACCATTAGTCGGGGGACAGAGATATGATTAAATTTACAGAGAATACACAGGAATCCTACACAAAGATAACCATGAGCACGCTCTCAACCAAACGCCTAAGGAAAACGCTCTTCCCCAAAATACACACTAGAGGAGCAGCTTAATGCCTATTACAGACCTACCGCCCCGTGTACAAATGCTTATAGAGAACGAAGGCTTCTCTGCTAAACCATACAAAGATACTCGCGGCAACAGAACAATAGGCCTAGGCTTCAACCTAGACGACCCAACAATATCCAGCCTCCTGGACTCTGACACCGACATAACCGAGCAGAAATCTCTCAACATTCTCACAACCAAACTACTCCCTCGTGCAGAACGAGAAGCAGCTTCTTACGTATCACCACGAATATTCTCCAAACTAACCCCAGGAGCACAAGACGCCCTCGTCGACCTCTCCTACAATCTAGGGGCTAAAAAACTAGACGGCTTTAAAAATGTACGCATGGCTATCCAGCAAGGCGACACTTCAACCGCCTTCTTAGAAGTACTAAACAGTGACTACGCCCAGCAAGTACCATCACGAGCACTACGCAACGCATACATGATACGCACCGGTCAGAACATAACCAAAGAACAAGCAGTCCGCATATTTCAAGCCGAGCACGGCCTAACCCCTGACGGCATAGTAGGTCCTAAAACCAGGGCAACTCTTAAAAAATTCAGGAGACGCAAGTAATGGCAGGCTCTAAACAAAACGATGTCCGCCTATGGCAGGAACGTATCGAGAATGGTCAACGCTACCAACTAAGCGTAGGACGCTCTGCCGAATGGAACCGCTATAAAAAATATTACCGGCACGAATTCAAGCAAGGTACAATGCCTGTCAACATCATGTTCTCTATACTGCGCTCCATGGTTCCGCAAATCTATTTCCGTAACCCGCGTGTTACAATCACACCGCGTAAACCAGGCATAGAAGCAGAACTCCATGCCCGCATAGTACAGAAACTAGATAACTGGCTCCTCCAAGAATTAATGACGAAGCGTGAAATCAAGAAAATGATAACAGATACATTCTTCTCCTCTCTAGGCCTAGGCTTCCACGGCTATGACTCACAATTCGGCCTATCGTCGCGTAACCTAGACCCAACCGGCTCAGCCTCCTTAACACAATTCAACTCTAAAGGCGACCGTATAGAATTCTCCAACATGGTCAAGCCAGGTATGCCCTGGTTCCTCCGTGCACGCCCAGACGATGTCGTATTCCCCTGGGGCTCAACAGACCTAGAATCCCTAGAATGGGTAGCTTTGCGTGTATTCCGTAAAGTCATCGACCTTAAAGCAGATAAAAAATACGACAACACAACCGATCTAGCCGGTGAATTCAACATCATCCGTACAACTCCGGAAGGCGGCACAATCCAATCTCTGGCAGACGAAGTAGCCAATGTACACTCCACTGACATGTGGGTCGAACTCTGGCAAATACACGACGCACGCTCCGGTCAGATACTCGCCCTAACCAAGAATCACAATAAATTACTGCGTAAAGAAGATGACGAACTTCAAATAGAAGGCCTCCCTATCGACGGCCTGACATTCAACCCAGACCCAGACTACATCTATGGAGTCCCTGACGCACGCTTAATCGAACCCCAACTCTTAGAACTCATGGAAATACGCACCCAAGCCATGCGCCATCGCCGTATCGACATCCTTAAAGGAATCATCAAGAAGGGCTCTATGAAGCCTGAAGAAATACAAAAACTACTCTCTGAAGATGTAATGGCCATCGCACAAATAGAAACAGAAACCTCATCAATACGCGACGCCTTCGTCCCAGTATCTCCAGGCGCCTCAGGCATCCTTCAAGATCTAACCCTAGCCGGCGAAGTAGTCCGCGGCGACGTCCGTGAAATGGTAGGCTTCTCCCGAATAGCACAAGGAGAATTCCAAGGCAAGACTCACGTCTCAGCCACCGAAACTAAAGCT